ATGTTGGCGATCTTGACCTGAACGATGGTGTAGGTATCGCCCCACTGGTTTGTTTCACCCGGGGGATATGCCACCTCGCGACCAAGACCAACAACACGGACCTGACCTTGCACCGTAGTTGCAACCGGGGTTGCATTCAGTGCGGTGGTCGAGAATCCGGCGCCGCCGTTGCCAATCGAAGTGCCGCTAGCGGTAGTATAACCAGCCGTGGTGGTGAAGTTATACTGACGGCCAAGGTACGCCGTGGTTACGGAGCCTTCAACTTGAGCCTCGTACACGACTTCCGGATCAGAGAAGATCCAGAAGACGATGTCGGTTGATGCGTCAAGGGTAGCTTTCGATGCCCACTTGGACACAGAGCGACGGCCCTGTGAATCGGTGAACTCGACGCCATCAAAGACGCCAAAAATTGGAGAAGTTGCAGCTGCAGCGGCTCCAATGGTTAATTGGCCAGAAGTGTTAAGGCCGACAGGCTGGTATTGGTAAAATGCTTGACCAACGCTCAGCGAGTACGGCGCGGTGTACGTTCCACTTCCAGGACCGTAGGTGTTTGTGCCAATAAATGGGGTAGCACGATCTAGGCCACTGGGGTGGTATACAGGCTTCAGACCAAAGGGTTTAAATGTCGTTGCCATTTATTTGTCCTTTGTTTTTGAAGAAATGTTATTGAAAACGAATATTACTATTCGCCTTGTTGGCCTCTTTCTCCATCTGCAGAATACCGCCCTCCAGTATAGAACGGCCGCCCTTACCTTCTTGTGATGCTCCCCGAACTTGCGCGGTGATATTCCGCTGATGCTCAAGGGGATCCTCTAGGTGCAGCATGCGCATTACTTCCTGGTAGACCTCTTCTGGTAGCTTAAAGAGAACCATCTCGTTACAACTAACACAGCCTTCAAACTTGCCTGAACTCATCTTGCCTAGTGATTCAAAGCCTTTTCCTAATTCGCTGGCTTTCACTGGCTCATAGCCTAGAGCTAAACGTTTGTCGATACTGTCGTACTGGTTTGTGGTACTTAACCAGCACAAATGAAATCCCGGGATTGCATCCTTCGGGATGTCGGGCAGCGCGCTGTTCTGCCACTTGTCGCGGAACGCATCCAACCGTTCCCGGCGCTTGATATCATCTTCGCTCGCAGTGTTGCGATTCTTGACCTCTTGGACGCGCTCTTCGAGTCGATCGTCTAGGTCTCTCTTAATTCTTACGTTTGCCATTTTTAACTCCGATTCTGTCTGTCGTACGCGGCGTATGCCTTAATCATCGCGTTGCGCTTTGCCTGGTCATCCCACGCGCCCGCGTCCTTAATTGCCTGAACACGCTCACGGCTTAGCGTGATGGTGTTCGCCGATTTAGCGGATGGGTTTGCGGACCTACCAGAGGCCGCGGGGGTTACCCTTTTCGCGCTAGTGCCGGTTCTTGCTGCGTACCTGTGTGGCAAACGTGCAGCCAATCGATTGTCCAGCTCGTCCCAGTACTCGGGGTCTGCCGGGTCCCATCCATCGGTTGCTAACTCTTGGTCGATTACCTTGGCGATGCGACTGTCTGTGTCGCGCGCCTGGGGGTCGTACCATTTATTCTTATCTAACCAACGCCTTGCGTTTTCTTGCACCTCGCCGCCCCGCGGCGTTGGTACATTTTGAGACGGCTGTTTAACCTGCTCCAGCTGCATCTTCTTGTAGCTCTGCGCCTGTGCGAGTCGGTTTTTTGCATCCTGGAGCTGCTCCAGGTACTCTACCTGATCCGCCGCGTTGCCCGCCTGAGAGGCCTGCAACAGCTTCATCTTTGCGTACTCTACGCGGGTTGCCTCGTCTTCAATCGCCTTATCTAGCTGTGCAAACTGGTAAGACGCGGCTGTGTTCTCTACCGCAGCAAGTCTTCGAGCAAGTTCTTCATTTTTACGCTCAAGCGCGCTGATTTTATGTTTAGCAGAGGCCTCTCGCTGTTTTGCGAGCTCTTTTTTAAGCCTGCGCTCTTCTCTACGAGCCTCGCGAATTCGTTGCCGATCTTCGTCGGTCTCATCATCCTCGTCGTCATCGCCGTCAGCCTCCCGGGACTCGCTTTCTTCAGCGTCACCAGAGGCTTCAACGTCAGCGTCGGCATCCTTCTCCTCGTTTTTCTTATCTTCAACGAAGGGATCCTCTTCTGTCTCCACGGCCGCCACTACGCTGCCGTCTTCCAGTTCCTTGACCGGAATATTTTTTTCTTCTGCCATCTAAACTTTCTCCAAAGTTAATCAACAAAGGCTTTCATGCGCTGCGCATGTTCAAAGCTGCGGATTCGGCTGATGATTTCGCGGGCCTGGATCGTGATAAATATCACGGGGGCCCCCTCATCGTCGGGGCTAACCACAAATCGGTCGCCGCCGTACTTAATCGTCCGCACCAGGTCACCGACTTTACACCAGGGCCCCTCGGGCCACGGCTCCAGCGTGTCTGGGCTCATGTATGCCAGCGGTCCGATCTGTATAACCTTGGCAACGGTTTCGTTGTACCGCAATGTTGCCTTGGTCTCGTCGACCAGAATAATTCCGCCCTTGCTTGTGGTCTTCTCCCGGCGCAGTTGAACCAGCACCCGGTCTCCGGCCACGTCAATGCCTGGGTCAATGTCCGGAAAACATTCTTTTTCCGTTCTAAGGTCAGGCTCGTGTTTGTGTGAAACGTCAATCGCCATTCGGCAAGCTCCTTCTAGGCTATACAGCCTCGTCATCCTCCGTGAGGATCTCGTCTATCAACAACAAGGCTCGAGAGAGCCCCTCTCCTTTGCCCACAAGTCTTTGGTACTGCTCAAAGTTGTGAACATTCGTGCCAGACGCCAGGGTGGCGTCTAGTATCATCTTTTCTTCTTTGACTCGGCGAATTACCTCGCCAACAATATCTTGCATAAAACAACGTATGCAAGACTAGAGAAAATGCCGCCCTAGTACAGCGAGCCGCTTGTGCCGCGAAGGTTGTTCTCGGGGCCGATTTGGGTTGCGTTTCTCATCTTGGCCTGTGCCGCGCCTTTTTTCCAGTTGTTATCGCGGTGGCTGCCTGACGGGCCTGGGTCAATGTTGCCGCCGTTACCGCCGCCATAGCCGGGCTTGCCGGTCTCTTGATAGGTCTGGCGGAAGCCTTTGAGTTGCTGCTCTGTTGCCATTAGATTGCTCCTTGTGGTGGTTGTTGTTGTGCGTCGATTGCGGCCTGTACCGCCGCAGCCTGCTGCCGAAAGGCTTCTTGCTCTACCGCGATGCCGTGCTTCCTGATGTCTGCGTCCGCCGTGTTGATCGCGTCGATTGCCGACATTGCCTGCTCGTGCTCTAGCTGGCGCTGCATTCCGTCTAACTCTGACCCTACCTGCATAGCCGCAATTCTTTCTCGCGATGCGTTGTTGATGTTGGCCATCGCGATGTTGGTCGCGTTTTTCTGGCTGTCGATCTGGCTCTGGGTCCGATACTTGGTCATAAGCTCGGCGACTTGTTGCTCGAGCTCGGCAACCTTTAGCTGGTAATTTTGCTGGTCGCGTTGGTTCTCCAGCTGCAGTCGCTGCACGGCCTCCTGGGTCTTGCGCTGAGTCTCCGCCATCTGTGTCTTCATCAACACATTTGCGGTTGGATCCATGGCCGCCATTTGCTCCATGGCCGACTGCTTGGCCTGCTGAACCTTTTGCACCAGGCCCATAATCGCAGGCTGTGCGCCTTGGAATGTGACCGCGGCGTCTTGTGACACCATCTCCGCCGCCAGTGCCAGGGCCTTTTGATCCTCCAGGGACAGCGGCTTTTCTTCGTGCAGTCGTAGAACGTCCTGCCCGCCCGCCGCCTCCGCGATGTACCCGCGCATAGACTGCAGGTAGTGCAGCGTGAGGTGTTGCTTAATGTGCTCCAGTGCAAGCGGCGCAAACTGGGGCCCGATTAGGGGGCTGCCACCATAATTGGGGTCCTGAGCATACGCCAAGTGAACCTTGATGTGCGCCAAATGGTCCTGATCCGGGTAGGCCGCCGCGGGGCGGCCCATGGACATTGCTACGTTCTCCAGCGCCGGGTTGGCCTCTTTAATTCCATCCGGATCGGGCAATATCTCACTAATTGCAGGCACTTTTAGCTGCTTCAGAACGCGCCGGTGCGCAGCGCGAAGGTCGTACAACTGCGGCGCGGAGTTAGCCATCTGTAAAATGGCCTGCGCCTGTGCCAGTCGCTGGGTTTCCGAAAAAATATTCGGGTCAGAGACGGGCCTGATGTCGTTGTTTGATGCAAAGTCGCGCACCTCAATCTCGGTGCCCGACTGGTTGTCCATGTCTTCCAGGTACCAGTGATTGATACGGGACAGGATCTTGAATGACTTGGCCTGTGAGCGGTGCAGCCTTGCGTGAATGCTTGAGAACACCTTAGCGCCCTGCTCAATCAACGCCTGGGTGGTGCCCACCGGCGTATTGGCGTTTGCGTCACCGATTTTTTCCTCGGCCGTCGTCACCACGCCCTTTGCGGCTGTGGTTAGCCAACCGAGGAGGTTGTATAAAACACTCGAGGGTTGGTTGAACGGCAACGGCATAGCCAATTTGCGGACGTCGTCCACGCCGGGAGCACCTTCGATCTCTAGAACCTGCGTCGGCTCAATCCGGTCACTCTGTCCAGAAATGCGGCCGCCTTTAAGCTTAAGCATTGTCTGGCTGTTGTTAATGTGTGCTGAATCCAAAAGAGCGCGAAGAGCGCCAGTAAGGGCGGCAGACAAACCACCAATAAGATGAGGAAGCCCAATGGCGTACGCACCACGCCATGGAATAAACTTGAACTCCACCATCCAATCAAGCTTCGTAAAGAGCTCATCCCCGGACTCCCAGTTGCGGTAAAGTGATAGTACCTTGCTGGAGCTGTCATCGATTGTCAAAATGTACGGGGCCCGCTTGCCTTGTGTAATCGGGTCGTCTTCCAGCCTTAAGAAACACGTAATCTCGTACACGCGACGAACGCCGTCGACGTTCTTTTGCGGCACGTTTTTGCCCTCAATTTTATCGTTGGCTTTTTGCGACCTTGTTTGCTCATCCAGCTCAATTGCAGAGACCGTGATGATGTTAATGTCGCGGTACAGCCCGGACTCGATGCGTTGCTTAAACGCGTCTTCCGTAATATCCTGCTGCTCCGTAACCCGCGGCGATGTGTAGAAGTTTGTCGTGGAGTAGGGCAGGAAAATATTGTCGATTGGGATCCACTCGCACACCGGACGGAGCTGTTCCTGATCCCAGCGCCATTTAAAGTACTGAGACCCGCCAAGTGGCAGCTGTGTTAGGATCTGCTCCATCTCATCGCGGTACTCCTCAACCTGCTCCGTGAGCTGCCAGTTAAGGAACTGCGACTTGCGCTCGGCTACTTCCGCGCGCTTGCGGTCTGCCTCTCCCTTTATTTCCGACTTAACAATCCCTTCAGGCGGGAGTAACTCTCGCGAGCTAGACGCCGCGAAGTCGACACAAGCCTCTGCCATAACTGGATGCACAACTTTGGAAGCCCCGTCAAACGTTGCCCCACCTGGCGCATCTTTGCCAAGACCTGTCCTGCGTAGTCCTTCTTCATATTGTTTGTCCCTTTCTTTTCTAGCCTCTCGGTCAACGTCGATGTACTCCAGGTACTCGGTCGCCAAAGAGTCAAGCAGGCCCTCCTCAAACGTCTCCGCCAGGTTTACGTAAAACTCTGGGTTCTGCGAGGGTCCCTCTTTTGGTGTGTAGTTGATAACCACCGAGCCGTCATCGAGTTCAATTACCTCCTCGTCGGACTCGCCCGGCTCAAGGCCAAGCGCGTCCTCGATAAGCTCGATTTCATTTTCCTGCATGACAGACTGCTGAAAGTCCTCGTTCTTTTCCAAATCAAGGCTTCCAAGGTTTGCACCCTGCTGCATTGGCATCATCGGTAGTTGTGGCATTATTTGTAATCTTCCATCACGGATCTGTAGCCCGACGGCGTGTCGCCCGCGGCGGCTGGTGCCGCGGCCATGCCCGCGCCCACTGCCATGGGTCGAGTCCTCGCCGCCTGTAGCGCGCCCTTAGTCGCACGTCTGTAGGGCAGAGCAAAAAGATAATTCATCGGGTCGCCGATTAAATTTGCTAACGTGGCGCCTGTTTGGTACGCGCCACTTTGAGTGTCAGAGTACGGCACAAAACGACCCTGTGGCACACTCATGTACGTCTCATCCGCGAGCGTGGGCTGATACATGCCAAGTTTTTGGCCCATCTCCATGTACCCGCGGGCTGTATCTATCGGCGCGTTACGCGCGCCCATCATAAAATCTCTCATTGACTTTGCCGTCTGCTCATACCCGCGCATGCGCTGCGGCGTGCGGTTTGACACGGCGAGCTCCGCCTCCATGTCTCGCGCAGACTTCATCTGCCCGCCGTCTTTTTTAGCCGGCGTGATGCCCCTAGAAATGTCTAGCTCGTGCTGGAGGTATTGCGGGTACTCTGACGGCGGCCGCTCGAGGTATCTTTCCTCGACGCCTTCCGTGCGCGCCCGGTTTCTCCAGTCGGCCATGCCGCGAGCAGTGCTGGGACGCTCCCCCACGATGGCGGCTCCGACCTCACCGTATTGGTGCCTGGCCGGGTTAAATTCTGCGATGATAATATCGAGCTCTTCATCTGTCGGGTAGCGCTTGTTGCGCGCAAAAAATTCCGCCTTTAGCTTGTCGATCAAGGGCGTCTTGCCGGACGATAACTTAGCGTTTTCAATCGCGGTCGACATCCTCGCCATGTAGTCCGCGGATGGCGTAATCGAGGACTGCATCTCTTGCGGAATAGACTCAAGGGTCCCAGCCTCTTGAGCCTTCTCAATATTTTTTACAACGTTCGGGTCGTTGATGTCCTGCACCTTAGGCCGCAGGTACGTCCCCTTTACGCCACGTCCAAGCATTGCCTGCGACAAAAACTGATCCGGCACGTTTGGGTTTATTAAATTTGGATCTGTGGCCAGCTCGTAACGAGCCCGCGGCGCCGCCGAGATTCCGGTCCTTAACCCGCCGGTCGGTTTGCTTAACGACTGGATGTGATCCTTAAGCGCCTGCACCTCTTCAGCCGGCGGCTCCTTGCCGTACAGTTTTTTGTACCTGGCGATCGCGTTTGCAATTTGTTTGGTAAACTGCTCTACAGCTACCTGCTTGCCCCCGGCCATGGCCGGCACGCCTGACATCTCCAGTAACATCTCGCGCGGTGATTTAATCGGGTTCATTATTGTGGTGTCTCCCTAGCACCACTTATGCACAAAGACGACAATGCTCGCCCTAGACCGCGTATGGGTTGTAACGCTGCCGTCCACGGTCGTCCGCGTAGTCGTAGTCCCTAACCGGCAGCGGGTCTAGCTGGATCCACCCCGAGTCGCGCAAGACTCTTAGGGACTGAGACAGCGCGTCCACGTAGTCGTCGTGCCCGCCGGACTCGGGGAACGCGCAGACCTGGCGCAAGAATCGCTTGGCCCACTCGGCAAACTCTCCCTGCTTTTTTGTATCCTCCGGTATGTAGACCTTACCCTTGGCGATCAGCGGCGCCACGATGTTGATACGCTGCACCTTATCCGCGCGGCCTGGGTTGTACGCGCGCACCGGCACACCCGCCCCCTGTAGCTCCTGAATTAGCGATATGCCGGCCGACTTATCCTCCATGAGAATCAGGTCCGCCTTCCTCCCCTTGGCGAACGTATTGTCCGCGCCGTACACGACCTCCTTAAAGTCGGCGATTACCTTCTTTCGCAGCTCGGGGTATGACAGGTGCGCGTCCCACGCGTCCAATAAAATAATGCACGTGCCCTTGTCTTGGTTCTCAAACACGCCCCACACCTCGCACGCCGTCGGGTCGTTGTGAGTTTTCTCTGAGGTGGCCGGGTCGTATGACGCGATCACGTACTCCAGGGTCGGCGTTTCCTTTTTGGACGGCCACATCTTAAACCACTTGCGCTTTATAATGCCGGCATCTTCTGGGTTTAGGATCTCCCCGTAGATCTCCTGCTTTCCAAGGTCGGTGCCCTCGTACGTCTCCAGCTGCTTAAAAAACGTGGCCGATAGGTTTTGCTTGTTGTCATACGACGACGCGTTCACCACGTACACGTCCCCGCCGACCTTGCCCTCGTTTAGGTCGACGATTAACTCTTTTGGTTTTGGCGTGGTGGTAACGATCTGCTGCACGCGCTCGATGTCGTTGTGCCGCAAACGCAGCGTAAACTGCACCTGGTCATACGCGTCGTCGATGTACTCAAACGCGCAGAGCTCGTCGAACCAGGCGCCGTGAAACTGCTTGCCTCGGTACCGCTCTGGCTCGGAGCCCGGTATGCCCTGTATGAGCGAGCCGTTTATCAGCGTAATTTCAAAGAGCGACTTATTGTAGTCCTGGATTAGCGAGTGTGGGATCACGTTTAGAAGCCCCGAGTCGCCCTCAAAGCACGTCGCCCGGATGTCGTTTGAGGTCGGCGCCGTGACAAGCCAGCGCGTGCCAGGAAATTTCCACGCCCTGAGCCCGATCCAGTGACTCGCCGTGTACGTCTTACCCGATCCACGGCCGGCGAGCATTAAAAACGTGTCGTAGTTGCCATCTTCCGGCTCTCTTTGGTGGGCGAGCGCCGAGATCTCCCACTTTACCTGCCACAAAGCCGCGTCTAGCTGCGGCTTTGGCCAGTGCTTGTTGTTTTTTGCAAAATCCGCGAGGATTTTTTCTTGTTTTTTGCTCAACATACTGAGATAAATCCCTCACCGGCTAAAAATTGCTCGTTTGTGATGATGTGCGCGCACTGTCGGGGCTTAATTTTGTCAATCCCGACCAAATATCGCCTAGAAAACGCCGTATTTTTGTTTGTGTACGAAAAACTAAGCCTAAACCCCGGCTTGTCGTCCCTCTTTTCCATCTTTGTCTTGTACCCCAGCGACTCAACCAACATCTGTGCGCGCCTTGCCGTGCCCCAGTGGCTCCGTGTCACGCTAAATCTGTCCACGCCGGGAGATTTTTTAAAAAAACCCGAGTCGATCAGCCCCTCCAGCAGCTCGATCCTCTGCTCCGGCGCGCTTTCGATGTAGTAAAACGGCAGATCGTTTGGTATCAAGGCGTCGGCAAACAGAAACGAGTCCTTAACCGAGGGCCGAAACTCGATGTAGTTCCTCCCCTTGCCGAACACCTTGCCCGCCACGACCAGGAAACCATGCTGCCTGAGCCGCTTGTTTATTTTCTGCACGTTTTCCTTGGCCACCACGTGCCTCTTAGTCCGGGTCATGGACCCAAACCACGCGCCGAATACGTACGGCTGGACCGGCAGGTCTCGCCAGGGGTACGCAACGGGCGAGCAGTTCTGCACCGACCATATCTTGCGGTTGTTCTCAAACACCAGGGGCTTGTTGTGCAGGTCCTTCACACGCCGCATCCTAAGCGGGCTTCGGTTTGGCTTGGCGTACTTCTTGCCGCGGTTCTTTAGCCACTCCGATAGGTTGTCCCTGTATACCTTGTCCTGCAGCGGCAGGGTCATGTGCCTGTCCCCATCCAGGGACAGCCCATCGTCAAAGTGTACCCGAAAGCATGGGTCGGCCATGTAGGCCTGCACCGACTTGACCTCTTGGGGCGTCCCTAATTGCGTGAACACCAGGTCGCCCTCCCGCAGGTCAATCGCCCGCCTCCAGCCGTCAGGGGTTGGTACCGGTGTCTGTGCCGCTATGCCCATGCCGCCTGACTCGTTTTCTTTTCCGGTCGCCCTCCAACGCTCGACCCGACGCCTCGGGCGAGAGCCAGATCTCCTTGAAGTACCCGTCAAGCTTCTTTTTGTTTGTGTAGGCAAAAAAGATAAACCCATCCAGCCTGGCATCTCCACGCCGGAAGTGTTTCCCCGTCGCCGGATTTACTCTTCGCATCTCTATCCTCCATATACCAACTGATGCAAATTCCAGTCTCTATCCGCCTCTCCAGCTGTCAAGGGTGGCAAGGGTGGCAAGGGTCTAAGTGAGGTCGCTTCCAGGTTTTTATTTTTATTTTTTAAAAAATAAAAAATAAATGAGATAGACCCTTGCCACCCTTGCCACCCTTGACACTTAGGACAAAAAAGTTAATAAAATCAAGCACTTAACACTTTCGTCTCTATACCGATTTCTTTATACTTGACCCTTGACAGACCCTTGACACCCTTGACACTTTTGCATAAAAACAACAAGTTATCCACAGGTTATCCACAGATTTGCATTCTGTCTCTATCCGGTATCTGTCCCTAATTAATCTGTCTCTATACCTCTTTATGTAGAAAAAAATAAAAAATTGGCGACTTAAAAAACTCGGGATCTGGCTGGGGCCCACCCCCGCCCCTCTCGACAGGACCCTAATTGGGGTGTCCCTATTTAGCGAAGACCCCGTCATGTTGCACTGCACGATGAGAATGATTCTCATTTGCAATTAGGCTCACAGCCCGATGTGAGCGCTCACTAACATGTTGCAGTGCAGCAGCCCCCAGTGTGCGCTCACTAAAATGTTGATGTGAAGATCACACGTGTGTT